CATTGGATCCCGATCCGCCACCGCCGGACTTCCCGGCCCCGCCTACGCCGACCGTATAGGTGATCGATTGCCCCCAATCTGCGGCTATTAAAGCAATAGTCTTTTTACAATATCCTCCTCCGCCTCCTCCTCCGCCTAGTGCTGCAGCCGAAAGTGCTCCGCCACTGCCGCCGCCCCAGCACTCAATCACTACTTGAGATGCTCCTGACGGAACGATCTCAGTTGCGGAGGTCCCGGTTCTATAGATACGAGTTATCGGCACGAAACTTGTGAAAAATGCAGAGATCAATGCTTGGAGCAATGTTCCGTCGATACCGGCCATATTAAGTCAGTCCTGACCCGCCAATGATCCAAGAAGTCGTGCCGACCTTGATCGCGACCGCTACCCCGTTTACGGCCAGGGTCCTGGAGCCAGTTGTCGCCGAATTAACCAGCGTCATGGTGTCAGACGTGATTGCGATCGTGAGCGTGTTTTTCAAGTTCACAAAGAGCAGCACTGTGCCAATGGCGTAAGCCACATTCGCGTTTGAGTCGATCGTGAATGTCCTGGCGTTGTTGTCGCCGACCGCGTGTTGAAGTTCCAACCCGGCGTCCCCTAAAACCGTTGTGTAATTGGCCGAAAGAGCCGCTCCTCCGTTACCAAGGTTAATGCCAGTTTGAGTGGCTCCGGCGGCGCCGGTTGCACCGGTTGAACCAATGTCGCCTACCCGAGTGAACTCGATCAGGATCTCGTCGTTACTGGCAAAAGGTGAAGCGCCAGATTGCGAGACTTGGGCGACGGTCAGTTTCCGGTAACCGCTCGCGGTCGTCCACGCGCTGATCGTAAATATCATCCATTTGGTCACGTCAGCCTTGTTCACCAGCCGGAGATGGCCTTTGGTTGTCGACGTGCTGTTGGGAAAAGTGTCGATAACCGCGGCCTGGCTCTGACTATTTTGGTCAACCAGGTCGATGAACAACGACGTGATCGAGGCCGTGGTAGCGTTGTTGCCGCGGACTAGCCCGGCGCCCGGGTCGGCGTCACTCGTTCCTGTGTCCCATTTGTAGTCGAGCGTGACCGCGCCGCCGTAGAGTCCCTGACTTCCGGTTGCGCCCTTGTCGCCAGTCCGGATAAAGATCGCGCGGATGGTGTCGCTATTGGCTAAACTGCCGCCGGAAGCGTTGTAGGTGATCGGGAAATTGTACCAGGTCGTGTTGTTGGTCTGCGCGCCGGTTACTTCAAACAGAACGAAATTTCCAGGGGCGCCATCCTTGTAAACCAGGAGCCAGCCTCGGTGAGCGGTCGTCGTGCTCGCGTCCCAGGTCGTGACAAAAGCGTTCACGTTGCGGCCGTCAGCGTCGGTCCCGTTGATCCGCATGTTGGCGATCGAGGCCAGGGTAGCGTTGTCGAACTTCAAGAAACCGCTCGTCGGGTCAGTGTTAGCGGTATTGGTCGAGTAGGAGTATTTCAGGCCCGCGTTGAGTCCTTGCGAGCCCGTCCCTTTCAGGTTCCCGTTGGCGTCGAACACCTGCCAGCCGATTCCGTCGATGTAGAACAATTCCTCGTTCGGCTGGAGCGGAATGTTGGTCAGAACCCGCCGACTCGAGCCGTTATAGAGCCGGATGGTAACCGTCCCGAGAACCGTATCCCGGTTGCTGATCGAGATGAACTTCACCTGCCGAATAGTCGAGGCCGATGGAGCAGCAACGACAGTCTTACTCGTCACCCCGGTCGTGACCCCATCCGCCGGCGCCGGCGGAGGCAGAGACAGTCCGCTTGCAACCAAGTCGATGTAGGACGTGAAAAAATCCCACTCCGTCGTTGTGGCGTTAGCCGACAGGACGACGTCAATGGATCTGGTCGAATCGAGGAGAATCATATTCGGAGCGAGTTCATCGCGAACCAAAGGTTGATCGGCGTAACCGTGGCATCTTCGGTATTGGCCGTGACATGGCGAAAGCCGGTCCCGGTCGGGACCGAGCCGCCTCCAATCGGGTTACCGTCTCCGTCAACGAGCGGATCGCCAGATTGAAGCTGCTCCAGCTCCCCACTGACTAAGACCAGTGGCTTTCGGTTAGCCATCTAGTGTTACAACAGGATTGCGCGCTCGATCGATATTTCGAGTTCAGTTGTCGAAATCGCTCGTCCGATTCGGGTCACGTAATGCCCAACGGTCGAAGGCGCGGTTAGTGTGATTAAGGCGGCAGTCGCATCCGAGAGATAGTAAATCGCGCCAGCGGTCAGTCCGGTCAACCCTGCCAGAATACCGTCAGTCTGATAGTTTCCGACCGCGCCAGCACTGATCGCTCCGGTTGCTATCGCGATCGCTTGGGCCGTTGTTCCGGCGTCAGCCTTGGCCTTTTTCACGCCATCTGCCGCGTCGATGTAAACAACATCGCCAAGCGCGTGCGCGCCTGAGTCGTCGTTGGTCAGTGCGATTACCGCGACTTCGGCCACAGGGCCAGCGAGCGTGTCGCCCGATTGAAGTTGCTGGAGTTCGCCTCCTACCAACACGATAGCTTTCCGAACTGCCATCAGCAACGGGATAGCGTTCGGAATCAAGATTAAGCGCAGAAGCGCATTTTTGAGTTTGTTCATCATTTTCTCCTCACAACAGAATTGGAACCGACAGCCGGATAAACACCGTCTGCGAGGTTCTCGTTATACCTATCAACTGCGACCAGCCGCTACTTGGCGGCGTCGCCGAAAGGGTTGTTCCATTCAAAAAAAGCAGGTAGTTCGGCCCGCCCCAGGTCCAGCCAAGGTCGGTCACTTCGCCCTCTACCACCGCGGTTGCGATCGCTCCGGAAAGCACATCGGCCATTACAATGCCGACCACTTTATTGAAGTGGGCGAGGTTACTGGAATCGGCAACCATACCGTTCGCGGTAATGAGTGAGAGCGCGGGAATGTCCATTGCCGCGGTAATCTCGGCCGTGATCAGGCCAGGAGTCGGGCTCGGACCACCGCCACCGCGCGGAACCAGTTGCAGTCTGCCGGTAAAAGGATCGACCGTGAGTTTCATGGAAAAGTCAGTGCTCCGGTCATGATGTCGTCGTCATCGGCCACGGCGCCGTTGCGGTAGGTGAACGTCCAGCGCGCGACTTCGTTGCTTTGGACGTAGAAAATCACGGTCCCGATGTTGTTGGTCGAGCCGATGTAGTTGACCGTGAACGTCTCGAATACCGGCAACGTCACCCCGCCAAGGTCGAGGGTGCCGTCAGTTTTTACCTTGAGAAGCTGCGGGATTTTGTTTTCGTCTACACCCGCGATGACCGGATACTGCGGATTGAGCCGAACCTTGTTGTTGCTAACGAGCGTCTGTTCGAGCACGCGCGCGGCTATTGCCTAAAGTGCGCGCGATGGCAAGAATTTCTCTTACAGCCGTTCCAACTCCGCTCGCAACCGCGGAATTTCTACGTCGTTCGGGGCGATTTGTTCACGGTGCGCGATTTCTCTCTCCAACATTCCGACTTTCACCGCCCGAAGCGCAACATAACGCTGCTGAATGTTTTCGAGCGTCTCGTTCTTTTCCCGTAATCGTGGATCGCGCAAAGCGTCAAATGACGCTTGGTAAGGTTTGTCGATGAACTCTTTCTCGAACCATTTGAACGCGGTCAGATCCTTCAACTCGAAGATCATCGAGATTTCTCGCGCGGCCGCGGCCCGGTTTTCTTTCGCTTCCTCCGAATCAGCCGGATCCGATTCCGGGTTCAACTGCCGCAGCAGCGCGCCGGCTAAGAGCGGCTCGATCGGCTCGGCCGGTTTCTGCGCGGGATCCATCAGGCCGACCGTTTAGAATCCGAAAAGATAGAAACCAAGGATCGCGAAAAGGATGATCAGAACGAGCGACGTGCCTCGACTGACTTGAGGATTGTCACCAAACCCGTAGTGGCCAATCGCCCACAGAATCAAAAGCAACCAGAAGATGATACGCGGCATGGTCAGATTACCCGCTTCGCTGCGCGCCATCTGTGCTACCAGCATCAATAAGTAGTTTGTCATGGCTTTCGCTTTACCCGAGAGACTCCCGCCAAGTCAATCACTTCTTCCCTGCCGGTTTCGGTTTGGGCGCCAGATTCTTCGCTTTCTCTTTGGCCTGAGCTTCCGCGGTCGTCTGGTTGATTTGCTGCGTCTGATGAGTCGTCACCGGCCCGACTTGCGCCGGCTCGATGCCTTCTCGCTGTAAAACCTGCACTTGCTCCGGTCGCTCCAGATCCGTGAACTTGGTCGCGATCGACGTCTTGGGCGGCAGATTGGCCGCTTTGGCCTGTTGTTCGCGCCACGCTTGCACCTGCTGGTCGTTAACCTCTGGGAGCAGTTTGTCGGCGTCCGGAGTCTCCAGAGCTTTCAACTGACGCAGATATTCAGGCCGAAGTAGCTGTTGCTCATCGGGCCGGAGCGCCTCCATGTATTCGCGGCAGAGTTGAATCACCATCCTGGCCGTTTCAATCGTCTCAGTCGATCGGCTCTTGGTCAGAAGCAGTTTGACCTTTTTCCCCAGCCTTCGGATTTCCTCACGATTGAGTTTAACCAGTTCGTTGGAATCGGCTTTATAGGCGACTTCGTCCTCGTCCATGTGCTCGAGCACGATGTCGACCGCTTGGTCGAGAATGTCGGTGATCGCGTCGGCGTGATCGCTCTCGGTGAACTTCATCAACAAGTTACCGGTCCGCTCCAAACTCTTGATGCCGGTCGCCAGCTTCTGCGAATCCATCCCCGTCATCGCCGCGTCATCCGGGCCGACAACGCCCACTTCGGTCGAACCGGCCTGAATCATAAGTTCGATCAGTTTCATCGCGTACTCGTCGATTTCGGTCAGGTTGACCTGAAATAGCGGCGGGTTCTTGGCGTCGAAGCGCGGATCTTCGATGTCCAAAATCTTGTTGTCGCCAATGACCATCTTCTCCCCGGCCTTCCACTGGCTGACCGCGTTTTTGTTCCGGAACCGGACGCTCGAGGTTTTGGACGACTTGAAATTGACTCGGTTGAACTGCGTATCGATGTAGAGCTGCTTGTGATCGAGCATCTCGAACACACCGACCCCGTACCAGCGGTTTTGAACCAGTTCGATGCCGGGAATAACCTCGAACGGCCTCTTGTTCATGTGGTTGTAGAGGTAATCCGCCCAGATGATCTTTTTGGTTTTGATGTCGATCAAGAGCCACATCTCTGATTCGAGCCCCAAATCTTCCGGGTCGCCCTCGAACGGGTTGCACCGCATGTAAACATCAGCGCAATGGACAATCCGGAGTTCTCGACTCGCGTTCTCCATCTCGCCCTTTTCGACTTTGGGCTGCTGATCGCCGGTCATCGCCCCTTCGTTGGTCCCAGGCTTGAACTCCTCGAAATACTTTTCGGCCAAAGCAAAGCCGCGATATTGGTGCTTCAAGCGTTCGTACTGCTCATCGAACAAGTGCACATTAATGTCGGCTTCGTGGATGCTCGCGACTTTGAGCGGGCAAAGGAAATCGCGGTAATCCAACACTCGAATGTCCAAGCCTTCCGGGCCTTCGTGTTTCTGATCAAGGTCAGGAAAGAATTTGTATTCGAGCGCGTGACGGAACGCGACGTTGGGCTCTTTCCCGAGATGAATTAACCCTTGGACATTGGGATCCTCGAAAACATCGTCGTTCCGATAGATGTAATCGCCTTCCGGCGTCATCACCGGCTCGCCCACGCCGAAAAGAGCGTCGGGATGGCCATCGGTGCGCTCGTAGCGGAACGGTCCTACCGCGACTTCGATCGGGCCACGGAAATGAGTTTCGTTTGTGACCCAGGAGAGTTTGACGACCGCTTCGTTGCGGATGAGCGCGGTTTTCTGGCCCTCTTTGATCCGCTTTTTGGTGTTGGCCTCGGTCATTTGCTCTTGGACGTACCATTCGGCCTGCTTCGCTATTTCCGGGTTCCCATGCTCCAGCGGCATCGCGGAAAAGAATGGATCCGTCCCGACCAGTGTGTCGGTCGTTTTCGCCGCCATCAGACGCGCGTATCGCTTGGAAATGTTGAGCGAAAAATTGGAGAAAGCGAAAATGCCGCCCAAGGCTCTGCGCCAGAGCCATTCGTTATCGTACTGGCGCTGGTTCTTCTCCCGCGTCCAGGCCCAGCCGTTCTCGATCGCCATGCCGGCGGCATCGATGCCCATGTCCTGCCGGATTTCATTTATCCGGTTGAGCGCGCGGTTGAGAATGCGATCTTGCTGCGCGGCGGTTAATTGGAGCCCGCCAACGTCGATCTTGGCATCCGGATCTTGCCCAGCGTCATCGGACGTAACTGCGCCATTTGGCGCAGTATCCGGTGGCGGCGCTTGAAGTGCAGCGTTCGCCATTAGCTGATCTCCTTGCGCATTGCGTAGCTCATAAGACAAAATTTCGCCTCTTGGCAAGCTCGTTGCTGTTTACTAGGATCAAATAAATGCCAAGGGGGAAGTACGCACGTCTCGCAGCAACTAAGCGATTTTGGTCTAAAGTCGAGAAGTCCGAGGATGGCTGCTGGATTTGGACTGAGAGAAAAACGACGAATGGCTACGGCATCTTCTGGCCAACTCACTCTCGTCCGGCCAGAGCACATCGGTACTCCTGGGAACTCTATAACGATGCAATTCCGGACGGACTCTGCGTCCTTCATCATTGCGATGTTCGCGCCTGCGTACGACCAGATCACCTTTTTCTCGGCACCAAAAGGGATAATGCCTGCGACAGAGACAGTAAGGATCGTCAGGCTCGCTGCGAGAACAATGGCAACGCAAAACTCTCTAACGGCCAAGTTGTCGAAATTCGACGCCGATTTTCTGCGGGTGAGCGACAAAGCGTTTTGGCGAGTGAATTTCAAATCCATAACAGCGTCATCTGTGAGATTGTCCGAAATAAAATCTGGAAGGGTCTACTTCTCGCCTGAAAAAGTAACTAGCAAAATTCGCTCGACCTTCCATCATCGCCTCATCAGTCCAGAGCCCGAGCCGTTCCATCACTCGGCGCGTGCGGCGCCCTGCTTCCCATTCAACCCAGAGCGTGACGAAGTAGCTAACGAGTCGAATCCGGTAGAAAATCGACCAAGCCACGAACGCCGGAACCATTTCCTCATGTTGCTCTTTGTGGGCGAGCTCATGGAACCTGGCCCAGAGGGTAGCGTCCGGCGTCAGATGAATCTCCCCTGTCCGCGGGTCGTAACAGTTGTATTTCTTCATCCGCCCAGACTATCTAATGCTGGGTTTTTGCTCGGCTTTGGGTGCCGGCGGGCGTTCGACAGCACGACCGCCGCCAGTTGCTTGTTCGCCGTCTTTTTTCCAAATTTCCGGCGCGTTCGCGCGTAGGTCGGTCCGTGCCGAAATTCGTGAAAATTCTTCTCCTTTACCGTTTGGCTGCTTCCCGGTGTCAGTGGCATATATTTCCTCCTGGTTAGAATCCGCTGAAAGCTGGGCGCCCACTTCTGGCGGCACTGGCGCGTTTTTTCGCCATGACTGCTTCCAGTGACGCTCGCTCGCGCAAATTGGCGCTCTGATAAATCTTTTCCGCTTCCCAGAGCGGCATGTGCAAAACCTCAGAAGCCAGCGTGCCCATCGACGCGCGCTGATAGACCGACTTCACATCAGTCGGTTTGATCGTCCCTTTGGCCAGCGCCCCGGCGATATCAGGCGCGTGACCATGCTCGAGTTGCGAAACGAGCATCCGTTTTTCGAGTTTCGATTCCAACTGCCCTGGTTTGATTCCCGCTTCCGAGCGTTGCCCTTGCCAATACTCGCCCGCTTTTTGTTCGGCCGCGGTCTGACCGATGTAGCGCGGGGCCGGTTGCACGCCCATGAGCGACATCGCTTTCCGGAACGACCCGACATCGCTCGCACTGATATTCTTGTAACCGCGGATGGAGAAGGGCAGCAGGGTTTGCCCGAGATATTTCCCGACCGAGAGCGCCTGCTTGACTGCCGGATCGTCGTTGTCATGGATCTCGGTTCCGTAGTAATCCTTGTTCCGCCACAGGTCTGCGAGTCGCCCAATCCAGCCCGACATCGAACTGGTCACGTAACTGGTCGGCGATTTGATCAGGTGAACCAGATCCTTGAAGTAAGTCGGGAGCGAGACGCGGATTTTGTTGTCCTTCGGGTCGATCTGCGGGAACACCAGATCAGTTGCCAGTTCGCCGCCT